CCGAACCTACGGCACTTCGGCCACTCTGCCCGAGGCATCGTGCGTTTCATCATTCGCACTGCCCGGTCGGAGAGCCCAGCGCAGTAGCGCTCCACCGTCTCGTGGCCGTTGGATGCCTTCACCGCTTTCGTGAGCGTTTCGATCTCGGACTTCACAGGAGCGACGTTGGCCACCTTCCCGACCGACTTCACCTGCTCCTCCAGGCGCTTCTGTCCCTCCCTGCGCTCCCGTTGCTCGGTCCTGAATTCCGTGTTCAAGGACGACAGAAACCACACGAGCGAGCCGACCGTCGAGAGACCGAAGATTACGACCCCGATGAGGCTCAGAACGAAATTCCGCTTGGCCGTCGAGAAGGATTCGATCTTCTTATCGACCACCTCCACATCCGTCCGCGTGTGCTCCAATCGCTCCCGAGTCTTGACGCCTTCCTGGACGTCTTTCTCGACCTTCTGGCGCGTTTCCAGGCTCGTCTCTTGAAGCCCGGCGATGACCGCTACCTGCGCGCAGTCGTGCCCCCGGTCCTCGACCTTCCCGACACGTCGGTCCAGGTTGTCCATCTGCGTCCCGAGTTTGGTGTGCACGACCTCGACTTTCTGGAGCGCCTTCCTGGAAGCCACCTCCGCCGCCTTCACATCTCGCTTGATTTCAGGGATCTGCCTGACGTACTCCGCTTGGTTGTTGGTCGCCAGGACCAGCCCGCGAAGGTGCTTGGACATGCGCCCGATCTCTCGCCAGGCGATCTCTTCCTTGTCCACGACCGGAGTGCCCTCTTGGTCGCTGAATTCGTCCGAGTCCTCGACCTTCAGGTCCGAGGGAGGTGGTGTCACGGTGAGCCTCCGTCGTCGCCTGTCGAGATCAATGTCTGAGAGAGTTTCTTTGGTCCGATCCTTTGGCATACGCGCATGCCCCCGCCTCCCCCTAGAAGTGCGTACCGAATAGCGGCGGGTTCACGTCGCTCGGTGGTTGTGGGCCTGCCGACCAGGGACCGTCCACGAAATCGTCAGTCTCTCCGATCTGAATGGTGATGGCCAAGACACCATGTCCCGCCACTCGAAAACACGCGACGGCGATGCCCAGCCGATCACCCGCCGACCCGGGCGTCCACGCTGGATTCGTCTTGGTGGCTAGATGGAGCCCCGACCCGAAAAAGGCTGCCTCGTCCTGTTGAAAGCTCTCCAGACAGCCTGTGAGCGTGCTGTTTTGCCGCCCGAAGTGGCCAACCCCGGCGCCAACATTGAGCAGACCAAACACGAGGTCCGCCCCCGCTGCGATCACGTCGAGTTGCGCCCGGTATACCCCGGTGGTCGGCCATGCCGCAGAATTGGGCTCCCCTACCACCGTGGACCCAAGGATGATCGTCTTGCCAGTGGTGTCTCCAACGGTTCCAAGGTCGTAGGAGCCGGCCGGCGTCGTATCGAGCGCCGTGTCGTAGTCCGAGTTGTGCGACGTGGACTCACGCGGTCCGTAGTTGTTGTAGTAGGTCCGCGTGCCCTTGGGTCTCTGGTAGCGCCCGGCTCGCCGCTGGTCCCGGACCTTCCCGTCCACGAGGAGCGACGGATGAAGCCCCTCGGTCCACTCTCGCCACCCCCGCAGAGTACGAGCTTTCTGGTGGGCCTCGTGGGCCGCGTCCGTGACCCACACTCCGTCCATGCCGCTCTCGCGCGAATGATCGAATGCTGACCACGGCCGGACCTCGACTTCCGGATACGCGGCCTGAAACAGCGCCTCATTGTCGGCGTAGATGGTCATGTGCCGACGCACGTTGACGGCTCCGCCGTACTGTGGCCTCGGGTCCGGTCCGAGCGGCCGGTAGGTCACGACCCTCGCCCACCGCGTGCCTGGGGGCCAGTCTTCAGGGTCGTCGTGCCAGACGGTGACGGTGACGAGGCCGGACCCCACGTCGCGAACGGCGTAGTGGTCCGGCCCCTCGTAGACGTCTCCCTGAACGTTGAGAGCGTGAAGAGTAAACTCTCCCAGACCACCCCATTCCGAGGAGTCGCACTCCTGCCAATCGCCAGGCGAGGCTTGGGTCGGCTGGTAGAGCACTCGCACGATCTACGCTCCGGGATAGCCGACGAGCACCTTGGCGTCCTGCAACTTGGCCTCGTAGAGCGAGCCCTGTCCGTCATCGAGGACGGTCCAGTTGGCGCCGCCCCCCATAACAGCATCGGCCAGCTTGGAATCCACTTCCTCCCACGCGGTCGGCGCGCTCGTCGCCTTGTCGAGACCCTTCTTCCGGGTCTTCGCCGGGTTGATGTCGTGAGCCTTGATCACGACCTCCGTGTCTCCTTCTTCAAGACAGTACATGCTGTTGCCGCTGTACTCGTCCCAGAAGGGGCCATAGCTGGGGTCGGCGTCGTCGTACTTCTTGGTGAAGATTGCGACGACCTTGTTCACGCTCTTGCAGCGGTTCTCGCATCCGATGAGATCGCCCTCTCGGACCACGAGGTCTCCGTTCGGCCGCATAAGCACCACCATTACATCGGTCTTGACTGCCATCTCTCCCTATCTCCGTCCCCCCTGACTATGAATACGACAACCTGGCTTCCGCCAGGTAGTTGGTCCCGTCGTAGAACAGCGCCACGAGCGCTATCTCGTTCGCGCTCATAGACGAGAAATCCGGCGTTGTACCGCCGCCCCATAGCACCGCCGCCGGCCATGTCACGCTCCGGCCTCCCGTCGCGTCCTGGACCAATTCGAGCATGAGGTTCCCCCAGCCATTCGGCGCGACAAACGAGACCACTGCGTCCGCACTGAGGGTTCCCTTTTGCTTGTTTCCGTTGGTCCAGTTGATCGTCGGCGTTGCTCCGAGACTCCCCAGGCTCACACCGGAGCCGAAGTCCGCCGCCTGGACGCCTTGGATGGAGTTTCCTCCCATCGGCAGCGCACCAGTCATCGCGCGTGCTCCGGAGCGTGGGAGGTAGGCGTCATGGTCGTCGTCAGCCAGCCCTCCGAGCCCTCCATGATCCAGCGTCCCGGAGTGGTCTGGGCCGTCGATAGCGTGGCTCTGGGCGTGATGGTCGTCTGTGCCGACCGCGCTCAGTTGTGCGTGGGTTCCGATCGTTCCACTATGGGCTGCCTCTCCGTGCGACTGCGGCGGCCGTGTAGCCGAGGAGTCGTCCAGTGTGGCGTCGGAGACCTTCAGGTTGAGGTTCGCTAGCGTGTCCGCCGCATGATCGGCCCCGGCGAGTGCGTGCTGTTGTGCATGATGTTGGTCCGACGTCACCCCACCAAGGTCGCCATGGTTGATCGTCCCGAGGCTGATATCAAGGTTCTCATCCCCGCCAGGGGTCTGCTCCGTCAGTTGGACCGGCGCCGAAGCTGTGAGCTTTCCGTTGAGGTACCCCGCCGTCGTGTCGTCAGCGGAGACCTTGACCTTCTCGTCCGAGCCGACTCCACCTCCAGCGGTGATATCGACCCACGTGATCGGAGAGTGGTTGGTCAGGAGCCACCACGAGAGCGGAGCCTCTTGCTTCGCCGCCTTCCCGACGTCCGCTGCCACGAATCCAGTAGCGGCGAGTCTCGCCGTCTCATCCGCATAGGTCCAGGTGTGGATGATATGCTGGTCGTCCCCGGTGATGTTCTTGTGAAGTCCCATGTCCTACTCCACCGTCGTAACGTCGCCGTCTCCAGTGTAGACCAGCGATCCGTTCACCTCCAGGACGACCTTGGAAAGATCGGGAGTCCCGGCAGTTGCAAGCTCCGCCAACGTCTTCTCGGAGGTGGTCATGTCTTTGAACCGTAGCTGATCGGAGTCGTCTTTCCAGACCTCACACCCCTCCATGTCGAACGCCAGTCGGCCCTGTTGAACCGTCACGTTCTGCAACGGCTCTCCCGTGTGAGCCGCTACCAGTGCGTCCAGGATCGCCTCGTCGCCAGGGCTCAGTGGATCATCGAACCAGACGTCACACTTCTCCCGAGCCGGAGCCCCCTTCCAAGAAGTATCTATGTGCGTGACGGCGGCCGAGGAGATTGCGCTCTGCTCGATCTCGTACTGAAGCGCGTCCGGGTCTACGATGCTGTTCGGGAAGTCATCGATCACGTCGTACTCGTAGGAGGTCGCCGCCATCAGATGATCCTCCAGAGCGTGATGCGCGCCTGCTCTATGTAGGCTTGGCCACCACCAGACGCCCGACGCCACTCGATGTCGAAGGTGTGGATTCCGGAGAAGGCAGGCAGAACGTAGTGCCCTGAAAAGACAACCGAAGACGACGGTCCTGGCGCGACAGAGATGTCTGCGAGAACCGTCGTGTCGTCCTGTTGTAGCTGGGAGTCAACGAATGTGGACGCCAGCGATCCCTCGATAATCGAAGACCAGAGCAGGATGTAGTCTCCGAGCGGCAGGTCCGTCGTCGTCAGGCGAACCTTCAGTTGGAACGTGGACGACGTGGTGCTCGATTGCGTGTTGTCTTGTGCGTACTGTAGCTCGGCCCCGAAGTACCCACCCGGGTTGACACGATCCCACGCCCATGGCGCGGATGCCGCCGTCTGGTGGTACGGGGTCGATCCGCCCTTGACGAATGTAGTGGTACCTTGTCGAGGAGTCGTGAACCACCACGCAGAGCCATCCCACTCCGCAATCTCCCCAGCGTGACCGATGAAGGCCCCGGTGGGCGAGTCCCCTACGATGACTCGGTAGCCGGTAGTCGGAGAGCCAGGCGGCGCATCCACGAATACGTCGTCCACCTCGGTCTGCCAGATGGAGTGCTGAGTCTCGCCAACAGGGCGAGCGATACCGTGAAGGAAGGTTAGAAGACCCTTCCCCTGGACGAATTGCGTCTGCCACTCCTCAGACGGGTCAGAGGTCTGCTCCTCCCAGATGATCGCTTCATCGATCCTTGGCCCGTCGTAGGCATCTGGGGTCCGCCCCATCTCACCCCTTCTTCTTCCTCGGGACAGGCTTCTTCTTCGGCCGCTTCTTCGGAGCTTTCGCCGCCGACGTCTTAGTCACCGGCTTTGTCTCCTCGGGAGCAGGCTCAGAAGTAGCTTCTGCCGCCCCAGCGTCCGATTCCTGCTCGTCCTCTCGCTGGTGCTTCAGAGACGGAGGAGCCTCCCGTTTCGTGACCGACTCGACAGTGATCTCCCCCGAGTCGATCTGTCGCTGTAGCTCCTCCAGCCGTTCGATCTCTGTCTCCGCTGTCTTCTGGACAACCTCTTCGGCCGCACGGAGGCCCTTGGCTCGCCCAGAGATCACTCGCATGGCGATCTCTGCCTGAGTGGCCAGGTTGTCGATGGCGCCGACCGCCCGCTTGTTCCAGCGTTTGATGAAGATTTCGACCTGCTTCGGGTCTTTCAGCATGGCCGGCGTCATCTCGCCGTCCTCCAGCGCCTTGTCCAGCTTCAACCCGAGATCACCGACTGCCTTGGCCGCCAACTTCAGAGCGTCCCGCGCCCCTTCTTGACGCAGCAGATCCTTCTCTGCCGCCCCGGCCATCTCGGCATACTGCTTCCCCAGCGTCTTCGCCAGGTCCACCTTGATCATGGACTTGCCCACATTCATCCTAGTCACTCACCTTTCGTCCGTTGGAGGATCAGAGCTTACTACGGAACCGGGTCGCCCCACGCGAGCATCGTGATGACGTCGGGCCGGATACCGGAGCGGTACTTCAGGTCGTACTCTGCGTAGAAGCACCCGTACTGGCGCTCCGCCGCGACAGCGCTCGGGTAGACGTCGTGGTTGGCCGCCGCGTCCGCTCCGTTTCGCTGGAGAAGGCCGTTGATGAAGATGTCCACGTCGTCTACGAACGTGAGCGCACGGTAGTCGCACAGGTCGGCCGAGATGTTGGCCGTGCCCGGACCGTTCGGGCCTTCGATCAGCGTGTTGGCAGTGATGTCCGCCACGCTCACCTCCGCCACGGCCTTGCAGCGAGTGGTGCCGGTCTGTGCCGCCTGCACGATGGCGTTGAGGAGCGACACCTCTCCGAATTCCGCCTCGAACGCATCCCACTCGGCCGTCGTGTCCGAGAGTTTGATGCCGTCCGTCTGCGCCCACGTCGAGCCGACCTGGTTCCCGTCGTCCAGGTACATCTCTCCGGCCGCCTGGAGGTGCAGGTCGTCGGAGCCGGTGGTCTCGACGTGCCCGGCCGTCACACCGATGTCGATTTCGGTGCCGGCCGTGTCCACCTTCAACTCGTGTGCGAAGTCGTTCGTCTGGGCGTCGTTGTCGAACGAGTCTACATCGGTGCCAAACTCGATCTCAGACGTACCGCCGGCCGACCCTTCGATGATCCGGAACAGAAGGGCCTCCAGGTCGTCTCGAACGGCCCAGATGAGCCCGGCCCCTTCGAGGTCCAGGGTCGCGTTGGTCGTGAGGTCTACCGGCGTCGTGCCTTGGTTGTCGTAGGCCGACTGCCGGGTCACGTTGGCCGCCCCGACGTCCACGAAATCGTCCCCAAGGAACGCCTCTTCCGGCAGCGGATCGAAGGCGTAGCGCTCGACCGGGGCGTAGTCGAACGTGATCCCGTCCATCTCACCCGCCGTGATGAGGATGAGGTCGTCGTTGGTTGCGTTGCGGACGACGAACGAAATCTGCGCCCTGTTCGGCGTGGAGACCGTGATGGTGCTCCCGTCCGTGCTGCTCTCCGTCTGGAAGAGACCGTAGATCTCCTTCCCGCCGGAGGTGAGGATGGGATCACCCGTCGTCGCGTCGGTGAGCTTGCAGAGGTTCTTGGGCTGGAGGGCGTTCCCGCCGGCCACCTCGTCCAGGGTCGCCGTCCCGAAGGTGGCGTTGTAGGCCGCCACGGTACCCCGAGTCGTGACCGCGCCGATGGCCGCCGTGGTGTTGCCAGGTAGCTCTCCGGCAGCGTCCAGGATGGCGTACTGCGCGTTGACAGCGACCGGGCCGACGCTGGCCCCGACCACCGGACGGCGGCGCAGAAGTCGCTTCCGCTCGATGTCGTGGAGATCCTGGTTCAGGTTGTCCACGCCGCGCTTGACTTCGCCCTCACCCGTGAAGGTCGTCGGCACGGACAGGTCGTCGTACCAGTTGCCGCCGGTCTGCACCTTCATGAGGTTGTATAGCTGCGAGCGGACGCTGTTGAAGTCGTCCTCGGCGTGCGACGTGTTCGTCTCGAAATTGGCGAGAGACGGAGCAATGGTGTCGTCGTAGGTCTCAGACGGCTGTACCTGCTCCTCTTGCCTGACGGCTGTACGAGTCATCCGCTCTCCTCCATCCCCACCAAGGGTGGCAAACTCGCCTCAGTGTACCACTACGATACCGACTCGTGCCAGTGGATCGGGCTTGAAAACACTAACGATCAGGCATCTATGTGGTATACGGCTCTGTCGTCACGGCGATGGACCCGAGGGTGATGACCTCGCTCTCCTGAATGATGAGGTTCCCGTCAGCGTCGAGACGAGAAATCGAGGTTGTCGTGCCGTCCGACTCCAGGTGCCCTTCGATACGAACGTTCACGAACGCCACCCCTTCCACCTCAAGAACCGGGTCGTCCAGGTCCGACTCATAGAGAGCCACGCCGAATTTCCTATCCCGGAGGACACCTTCGATCACGGCCTCTACAGCCGTCTTGACGACGGCCTCGGAGTAGCCACTGAAGACGCCGACGCGGGCTCGGATGACCGCCGGGATGAGGAAGTTTTCTCCCGAGGTCACAGACACCGACTGCGTGACCTCTTTCCTCGCGTCGAGGTAGCTCTGGAGGGAGTCGATGAGGCCCGTCGAGGGGGCTGCGTAAAATCCTCCAGCGTCCCGGGTGAGGATGGGCACCGTGACCAGGTTCGCCTTGCAGTCCGACGCCAGCACCCGATCCAGGTGCGCGTTGATCTCCGTGATCGACGTGTCCACGATGGCGAGCAGGTCGGCGTTCTCCGTGTCGATGTCGTTCGCCTCCGTGCGAATGATGAGGCCCTGCGTCACGAGGGTCGCCACGTCCTGGACCACCGTGTAGAGAAGCGTGTCTGCCGTCGTCCCGTCCGTACCGATTGCCTCGACTGCGGTGAGCGCATCCCCCATGTCGTCCACGATGTTGTCGGCCTCGGTCTGGATCGCCACCGCAGCGCCGTCGATATTGGACTGCTCGTTGTTGATCAGGTTGAAGTAGGAGTCCTTGCCGGCGATCGTCCCGTCAGCCAGACCGGCAGCGACGTAATTCGCGATGTCCGCCGCATCGACCACAATCTCCCCGACCCTGTTCTTGATCGTGCGGGCCGCGTCCCTGGCCGAAGTGCACTCCGTCTCGATAGTGGAGACCTCAGAGGCAATGTCAACCGCCGCCGTGCCGAGCGAGAGAAGCGCGGCGTCGGCCAGGTCCATCGCCGCGTCGATGTTGCCCGTGGCTGTGGTGAGCGCGGCATTGAGCGCGTCGATCCCGTCCGATATCTGCGTCAGGTAATTCTGGACGGTCAGGTCGCCACCGGACGACCTGGAGGAGATTGCCTTGGCGACAGCCACTCGCCCGAACAGCGGGTCCGCATAGGAGCCGGACAGCCCCTCATAGTCCTCACCTGTGACCGCCTTGCCGGCCGACTTCCACACCTTCGGAGCAAAGGTCTTGGCGCTGGAGAGCGTCTCCCTGTCGTCCCCGCCAGAGGAGCCCTCCGGATTTGTGATCGTCAGAGGGATCTCCGTGAAGGCCACGACGAGCCTCGTCGTCTCCTCTTCGATCGTGCCCGACGACACCTGCCCGGCCTTCCCCCGAGAGGCCACGTACACGACGTCGATCGAAGCCCCTGCCGTAGGGATATTCCCAGCGATGCCGTCTCCGAACCGGATGGTAGAGGGCTCGTCGTTGAACCCCACCTCGAATTGGTCTGTCTGGCCGTACTCCAGAAGGTCCACCACGTCCCACGAGGCGCCGTCCACTGTCACCTCGACAGTCCCCTGGACGACGAATTTATCGTCAGGGACACGGCGAAGCTCGAACACCTGCGAGGCCGTCCCGTCCGAGACAAAACTCTCTGTGATCGTCTCCCCCTCATATGCGGGGATGAATTTCCAGTTGCCGATCCCCTGCTCCGCAGGCGTGAACACCACCTCTTCGGCCGCCTCGAATATGAGCCCGTCCGGCCCATCGAATTGGAAGCCGGCGGGAAGAGGGACGTTGAACGCGAAGACCTCGTTCACCGTGACCCGGATGTCCACCGACGAGGCGACAGCCCCGCCCATCTTGTAGCCGAGTTGCCTGCTCGTCCTGGCCACGCTCTTGCGCGTGCGCGCCGTGGCGAGGTACTGGTCCGTGGCTCGCCTGTCGAGGTAGAAGCTGAGAGTGTCCAGGCCGTAGGCGGTCAGGTCCAGCAGCATGATCCCCAAGCTGGAGATTGCGAAGTCGTTGAAGTCCGCCGCGTACTTGACCTGCAACTGCGCCAGAAGATCGTCGTAGTGGGTATCGAAGTCGAGCCCGGCGTACCGGGCGCGGTTCAAGGTTCCGAGTGCCAATTCAGCCATAGCCCACCTCTCACGGAATCGGGATCGCCACCGACGCCGCGCTCACCCGTCGCGAAGCGAGCACGACGTATGTGATCGTCAGGATGATCTCCGACCCCCGCCGCTCCACCTGCATGTCCACCAGTTGGATGCGAGGCTCGAATTTCGCCACCACCCCCTGGATCTCCGCACGTAGGAGATTGCTCAGAACGGTGTCGTTGTTCTCGAACACGAACGACAGCGCGTTGGTCCCGAATTCCGGGCGCATGATGCGCTCCCCGTTCATGGTGAGGATCAGTTGCAGGAGCGAAGCCTTGATCAACTCGTCATCCGTCGCCGCTGCGGGGAACGAGGTTCCGCCCTTCTGGAATGGGAATTTGATCCCGTTGTATACGACCGGAGCAGCCATCAGAACACCGTGCACGTGTTGGTTATGTAGAGCGGTCCGGTTGGAGGGGGTGTCGTGTCCTGTCCTGTGATCGTCACCGTGACAGCACTTTTTGTCACCCGATCCATCGCGTCCGCCAGCCTACGCGCCCCTTCCTCTGCGGTTGACTCGTTTCTCGCTAGCACCGCCAAGATAGCAGAGTACATCGCCCGCGCCGTCACGTCTGTAACGCCGGACGTGTTCTCCAGAGAAAACTCCTCCGTCCCTCCGACGTTGGGGCATGGTGGCGAAGCTGGAGGCACCACGGCAGTCGGAAAGATCGTACCAGTCCAGTACGCCACGAATGCGTCCTCGACCCGCTGGGCGAATTGCTGGGCCGTGTGACAGGTCTCCAAGCGCAACGGTGTGTCGAATTTCGCCTGGTCCAGGTTGGTCGGGCTCTCTCCCGACACATCTTCCGCGTCCTGAGCGTAGCTGTGATAGACCTGCGCTAGCCTGGTCTGCGCCTGCCGGATCGTGGACATGCCTTTCGGGTTCCGGAACCACCGGACGAATTCGTTGTAGAGTTTTCGCTTGTCCAGGCTCATTTCAGCCTCACCACCCGCGAGAGAATCGAGGGGTCCGGTGGCGGGGTCGGAATCCCAGACGGCCCGAACGAGGTAGGGTGCGTGTGCTTCAGAGCCCAGAGAAGCCACTTCTGCCCGAGCACCGCCGGCTCAGTCGAGGGGGAGGTCTCGCTGCCGCCGAGGTCGATGGTCGTAGCCTCCACACGCGCCCCAGCCGCACTGAGCACGACCTTGTTGCCGTTCTTGTCGGCTACCTCGATTGTCCCCTGAGTGGCGTTCGTCTTGATCGTCTGCGCCGGGTTCGCGTTGTCCGTGATCTCTATCGAGCCATCCGACGTGATCTTGATAGACGCACTGCCACCGCCCTGCGTGTTGCTCCCTGTGCCGGCCGTCTTGCTCCTATCCGTCCTGGCCTCGTCTGACGAGTTGGGCTTGTTCCACACGATCTCGACGCGCTCGCCGCCGTCCTCGTCGCTGAAGATGAGTTTGTGCCCCCACCTCGTGACCATGCCTCGGATGTCCGGGTAGTCGCCTGAGTACCCGAGAGCGTCCGGAACATCGGAGGAGCCGCCTCGGTACCCGAACCACCCACCGATGTAGCACTCCGGTCGGCTGGGCTGACCTTCCGCGAACGACACGAACACCGGGTCGCCCACCTCTGGGGGCCAGAAGAAGCCACGACCCTTCCCGGCGCCAGGCATCGCTGCCTTGATCCACACCGGCATGGCCTCTTCCTGTATGGACGGCACATGAGCTTGCACTCGGCCCTTCCCCTTCGGGTCGTCATTCGCCGTGACGATTGCCCGGTAGAGCCCTGGGTACACCCGGTAGAATTCGATCCCGTAGCGCGTGATGTTGTCGAGGATCTCTTCGGCGGAAATGGCCATCAGATGTCCTCCACGCTATAGGGGTCCAGGTCACTGCTCGCCGTGTAGTCGTCACCTCCACCAGCCTCACGATCGGCATCGACAGGCTGCCCGGTCGGGGTGCGCCCTTCCACCACGGAGTCCGCGTTCGATTGGATGACGAGGTTCGTGGAGTACCCGCTCAACCCGGCCGAGTGCGTCACCTCAAAGACCATGTAGACACGGTTGTCGAATCTCCGGCCGACGCCAGCTATGGATACGATATCGCCTGGAGACACTCCTGGGTCTCCGACCGTTTCGATCTCGCAGCGCGTTGGGATGGGGCCGCTGTCTGCCACCTCGTTTCCGGCCCTGCGTACAGCATCCGGATTGTCTGGAGAGCCTGGAAGCGATGGCGCCGATTCAGGTAGCTCGTCGTTCGGCTCCGTCGTCTGCACGCCTTCGCCAGTGTGGACAGGGGGAGCTTCCCCTTCCACCGTCACCGTCGTTGACTCCGCCTCTACCTCGTCCTCGTTCACGCCGTCCATTCGAGCGCCGTGGTTGAAGTAGTCCTGATAGGTAAGGGCTCCCCAGACAGCCTCCGTGTTGCAGGAGAACGAAAGGATAGGCAACTCGGCCAGCGAATCCCCGTCCTGAAACTCCGGGCTCGTGATCTCGCCCCGAAGCTGTCCTCCCGGAAAGTGGAAAAGGCGATACCGGCGCGTTGGAGGGCCTGTGAAGCGCTCACTGCGCCGAGGCACCCACTGAAGCTGGGCGGGGCCACCATCCTCTCGTGGTGCTCCCATGACCATGATGCACCGGGTGAGATCGGCCATCTCCCACAGAGCGAGCCAATCGGTCCGTCCCCCTTGGGCGTACCCGGCCGCTGACTCGTCGCACAGTCGATACGGCTCGGAGTCGCGGCCAGCGTCATACACGGCCGAGAAGTCCACCTCCAGCGTGCGCCGGCTCCCGTCTCCACGTGCGAGTCGTTGAATGATGTGCCACCGCTTGGACGTCTCCGTTCCCACAACGCGCCCGCCTTGAAGCCGCGCGCTGTTCCCGAGCCCGGTCCCTTTCAGGGTGATCTGAATGTCCACATCGATCGACACCTCGGGAGCTTGCAGCGCGGCCACGAACGGCGGTGAGAGAAGCGGGCCAGCGTCCGTGCCTCCAGCGTAGCCGAGTTGCACTTCGATCCTGTTCTGCAAGCGTGGGTCGGCCAGCGGCGAGTCCAGGAACCTCTTTCCGTCCTCGAACGGGGGGCTCAGTTGCACGGATATCTGCGGGAGGCCCGACAGGTTCAACTGCACCTGGACCTCTTGCACGAACGCCAGCGCTCGAATCTCTTCTGTGCCTGGCACTACCGGGCGAGTCGTCTCCGCGCCGCCCACGTTCGTCCACAACGGGAACGTGTCTCCTGACGGGAGCACGATCCGGGCGGCCACGAATGGGGCTGAGAAGTCATAGTATGGCACGTTACCGCCTCTGGACCGATGCCTTCTTGAAAAGCACCTGCAAGACGTAGCGAGGAGACGGGATGCGAATCTCGTCCCCGACGTTCAACGCCGTAGGTAGCTCCTCCATGCCGTTGGCGACCGCGATGACCCACCACAGCCGCGCGTCCTGGTAGAACCGATAAGCGAGCAGGTCGATCCTGTCCGGACCTTCTACGCGGTGGATGAGGTCGTCCCGTTGGGGAGGTATGTCCGGGATGTCCAGCACCTCCCAAAACTCCACCCCGTCAACGACCACGACCTCACCGAACCGCAGCCGACTCCCTTTCTGCACGCTGATCGGCATTGGCTATCCCCTTGCCGGCCCACCGGGTGTGCCCGGATGCCCGCCGACACGAGAGCCGGCTGTTTCTACGCCACCACGAGCCTCGCGGATGAGTTGGCGCCGTCTCTCCAGCGCCCCCTGGTCGGCTCCGATACCAAGACCTCGAATCGCGGCCGAAAGCTCGTCCATCTTGCGGACGAACAGGCTGCGGTAGCCACCACGACCCTGCGCGCCCTCTCCCATGTACCAGGCCGGGGCGTGGATCGCTCGTAGTACCTCGCTCCCTCGGATCTGAGCGAGCCGTCGCCGCAGAGCCGCCTCGTCTTCCGGGCGCGACAGCGCGGCCAGCGCCGACCCGCGCGCCTCGGCCAACTGAGCCTGCGCGGCGGTGATGGTACGCAGCCGACCGATGATCCCCTCCACGGCCGTCTCCGTCCCGAGCATGGTCATCTCGGCCTGGGAGAGAACCGTGGTGAAGAGGGTGGTCATGATCTCGGAGATTCCCTCGGCCATCTCGGTGAACGAGTCCACCATCGAGGACGAGAATTCCCCCATGTTCTCTACGACCGTTGCGAAGCCCATCTGGAAGCCGGACACGATCGCCTGCACGGTCGCGTCGTGTAGGACCGTCTGCATGATCTCGGAGACCTGGTTCGCCATGGACGTCATGACCTCAACGACCTGCTCCAAGTCCGCCCCGATGATCGTATGGAGCGAGTGGCCGTGCCTCTCTTCGGCCCGCTGTGTGATGAAGTCAAGCGCGCGTGCTCCGATATCACCCACGTCACGGAAAAACTGCCCTACCTGCGCCAAGTCCTCGCCAACCACCTCCCGGATGCTGTTGAACATCGTCCGGAAGAAGTCCACCATCCCCTGCCATCCCTCACGAATGCGGTCCGGGAGCCCTGTCAGAGCCGTCCAGAATTCTTCCCCTCGTTCGAGGAATGTCGTCCAGCCTTCGGAGAGCCCCTCCCAGATACCAGAGAGCCCCTCTCGGAACGTGTTCCACCGATCCTGTATGAAGGCGATGGCGGCGCCCACCGTCTCCCGGATGCCGGTCCCGATGCCGGTGAAGAATTCCCCGATCGCTGCGAAGACAGTCTGCCAGTCCTCAACCGCCTGATTGAAGACACCTGTAAGGTGCTCCCACACCCGCTCGAATGAGTTTGTGATCCCGTCCCACAAGGACTCGAACCACCGCGCCATCCCGCGCCACGCTCGACGGAAGCTGGCATCCCATTCGAGCAGCATGTCATCGAAGTCCTCACCGAATTCTTCGATCCAGTCGGTGAAGTCGATCCACATGGCGTGGAAAAACTGCCCGATCTCGTCCCCCCATACGGCTAGCTCAACCCCGACCGTAATGAACGGCGACATGACGACCGCCACGATTAGGCCGGCAAGAGCCACGACCGCTGCGATCAGGGCCGCTACTCCGAGAACGATGAGCGCAGCCATGGCGACCGTCAGGGCGATGGCCCCGTACATGACGATCTCCATCCAATGGTCCGAAAGCCACTGGCCGATCATGTCCCCGAGCGTCGAGAGAGCGGGCTGTATGGCCTCCCACAAACCACCAGCGAGATCCCCTATCGCGCTGAATACGGCTGACCAATCGATCGCACTCCACCACTCTCCGAGGCGATCCCAGACCACCTCTCGGAGCATGACCATCTTCTCTTCCAGCCACGGACGCACACGCTCAAAGAGCCGATCCAGACCAGTGCTTATACCCGCCCAGATGCGAGCCCAATCCACCTGCTCTAGTCGCTGAAGCACACGACCGAGCGGACCCCCTTCTCCATCCTCTCCCGCGCGGCCGAAGAGGGCATCCCAATCGAACGTGGCGAACCCCTCGGCAAACTGCACAAGGAATCGCTCCGCCTCATCGAGCCATTCAACG